TGGGTACTAATCTGTTCCCGCTGCAATAGCGGGCGCAGTCGTCGTTTCACTTCCGCCACTGAAGATGTTGCTATCAGTGGTACCTCTGGCCAGGCCAGATCCCTATCGAGAAGGGGACGCGTGACTCTCGTCACGTGCGGTTTGGAAGTGTATCGGAGGGATGCTAAACTACCGGGGGGAGACCCCCGTAGCATCGCATACGTTTGCGCGCTTGCACGCGCGTCCTGAGTTCGGAACTTAATCGTTGCTTCCTTTGGCAGGCTCAATACTTCGAACCATGCCCAAGATTGCAACTCCCGATCCCAGGTAACTCTCGACCCACTTTGCATCGCTATATCCAAGGGCACTGAAAAAGCAGTGTCACCCGGATCATACCCTGGCCGTAGGAACGGTTTGGGGACGAGCGATCTCAGGTACTCACGTGTCTGTTCGAAGAACAGATCCGTTTTAACTGAACGCAGAGTGGAGTTATGGAAAGCATGAAGATGACGAATGTCAGTCACTTCTCCTTCCAGACGTACAGGACGGACGTCCTGCCCTTCGAACCAATCGCTTCCACAGCTTTCGCGAAAAGGACCCTCAAAGAAGGTCTTATCCTTATTTGTACTGAATCCGTAGAACTCCATTACAGAGATCACGTCTTCAGCAATCTCAGTTTCTACGATGATGTCATCACCGTATACGCTGAAATTGTAAGGATTCTCGCGTTTGTAGAACACTTTAGACACGGCGTAAGATAAAGCCGCGAATATTAGTGTCTGCAAAGGGAAGCAGAAACCATTACCCATACTCGTAAACTTTGCGTATTCGCAAAGCTCGTCGCCACGTTTGTAATTGTGGCTTCGAATATCGTCCAGGAATGCCCACCACAAGGGTGGAAGCAATCTTTTCACGCAGCCAATCGATATTGAATCGGAGGCCGCTGCTAGGTCGATAGTTGCAAAGGGCTGTGATCCTGTTGAACCGCTACGCGCAAGCGCAGCGTTAAGCGTCTGGTCACGGAGGTCTAGACCTCTGCGACGTAAACGCCTCTTCAGGAAAATCTCACAACCCCTTTGAACAAACGAGTTAAGTAAGGGTTCCACAGCGATAGTGCGATGCACTTTCGCTGTCTTGGGTACAAACGATATTGTATTGTAGTCCACAATCTTAACGCGCTCTAAAACTATTTCCCTGAAAAGCAAGGGATCATAGCACTTGATTGCACCCGGTAGGATGCAGTCTCGTATTTGCGCGTGGCGCCATAAGGCACCGATTGCATATGGAAGTGCAGTCGAGCTAACGGTCCAGGGTTTGTCCGTGAATAACTTATTCACGGCCCCGGTGTTATTACCGCCATGCCCTACGTTAGCACCCGAACTAAAGTCACACATATCGAGTATATCCTCTACTGGGGGTTCATCCCCAATAGTTCTAAGGATATATTCTCGAGCTACCTCCTCGATGTCCCCGAAGGGATTTATACGAAAGGGCAGTTCACGGTTCATCCTTTCACAAGTGGCTTCAGCAGCGTCGAATTTCTTCATCGCTGCTTCTTCCGGGTCATTCCCGGGAAGCATCTCCTTGTTATATGGATATTTCCGTAAAAGATATGCAACCTGATTCTCCGCGAAATAACGCGCGGCGTCGTCATACAACTGTGGCGACACAGAATCAGCCCACTCGAGACCCTTTTCATAATCCCCGCCTAAAATAGCGGGAAGTACCTCCTTCCGGAGGGGGTGATCGGATGGGAAGTTCGGCTCAATCATCGTAGTAACGACTCCGTGGAAGATCTCTACGGGTCGAATGGAAGACAAGCCCATTTTAGGGCCTGGTTTCCGTCTTTTCTTAGGTGACATTTTATATGCTCCTCAAGAATTGCGGTTGGCACAACCAACGCTATCATAAAGATAACGAAGAGCCTCTTCAAACGTTGTCTATTCATGATCAACTCAGAACCGGTGAAAGCCGGATTTACTGGTTGATATCATGATTGTTGACGACGTTCGTAAAGAGCGAAGTGCTAACCATGTCGGCTCCATCTACGATGAAAGCATCCACATCAGCTTGAACGCTGCCCACTGGTACCGAGCAGTTGGTCTCGAAGATAGCCTCTCCAACATTATCACCGTTGGAGTCGACCATCGTCCGAGTCAACTTTGCTCGTCCGCGGTTCTTCCCAGCATAGTCGCTGGTCGGTTTCGCGGAGGTACGACCCAGGATCACGGTGTCTATAAAAGACGAAGTGTGGTCCGGGCCAGTATACCGGCAGGAGTCTGTGGTCAATTGCACGTCAAAGTTGTACGTGCGGGTATCAATGGTTAATGCCATTGCATTGGTCCTTCTATTGGTTAAGGTTAATCCCGTTTCCTGAGTAGCTGCTCTGTGAGAGCTACCAGGTCGACGATGCGCTTAGCGCCCGTCTCACCCTGTAGCGGTCTGACTTTGTAGGTCAAGCCAACTACAGCGCCGGGAGTACGTTTTACAGAACGATCGTATAACGTTTCCGTTACCGTACCATCCTGAAGGATCTGCCTCGGCTTACCAGCACTTGTCCCACCGTTGCTACAGTATGTAGTCGCGGAGGATTTGTGAGTGATATCCGAAGTAGTCCATGACCCTAAGATTCTAGTTCCAAGCCGAGGCGTGATAGCCTCAACAAAATCGCCGATGTTAACAACCCAATCGGCAACGAAACTAAAAGGGATCAGCTCCCATGCAGCAATAGGTA